TTTGGAACTCTCAACTCCATCTTTCAAAATAGAAAGATTTACATTCATACTACCTGCTGCTTGAGTAAGTCCACTTACTCCATTACCCTTCATATATAAGTCCCACATACCCTTGGGGTCCATCGGATACGTACGACGTTTGTGTTCGGCTATCAGTAATGAATCTTTCATTGCATTTGTCTTACTACCGAATTCAATTTTGTGCTCGGCGTATCCTTTTGTCGGCGCTGTATCGCTAAGAGCCGGCGTGATATTAGTTTTTAACCCAACGGATTTCACCATTTTTCCATCAATATAACCATCAAACTTATTACCATCTACAACTAATCCAACATGAACCCATTTTTGTATTGGGAAATTTTTAGTTAATATTATCTCAGAGTAGTTGTAGGTAACAGGTGTCGCACCAGTATCACGTGTTGCAGCCTTTACATTCTTACCAACCTGGTCAGCAACGCGAACTTTCAAAGTAGCGTCATCACCCTCCAAGTAAAGTCCGATTTCATCTTGTCGCGCGAAAATTCTTGATAATTCTTCTGTATTAACCGGTGTTTTCCATTGCTGAACATAAATCCAAATACCATATGAAAAGTTAGCAGCATTTGGTTTGGATACATTCTCTTTTGTAACATCGACAGCATCCTTTAAGTACGCCTGACTTAATAGTTTCTGCTCTCCATCAAAGTAACTTTGAAATAACATATAAATAATTAATACTACCAAAACAGTTCCTAAAATTATTATAGCGTTACTCATTCTATATTTTTACATTATATTATTAATTGGTGGATTTTGTCCGTTTAATAGATTATAAATATTCACAATTTGATATTTTGTTAAGGGTTTTTTATAATACTTAATATTACAGATTGCACCATCAAGTTCTTTATTACTTCCATACATAAAAACATCTGTGTCTTTTATATCTAAACCATTACTAACAGTATCAGTTTTAACTAAATCGCCATTTATAAATATATCCACAGTATTTCCATTATAATTGAATACGATATTATTCCACTTTTGTGATTCAATATTTACTTCAAACGAATTAATATCATTCTTGTCTAGTTTAAGTTTCAACTTATTTTTACCATTCTCCGCGCCCGCATAGCTTATAATTGGATGATTACCATAAGAAAAGAACTCTAAATCACATGATTCTGTTATACTAGTATCTTGCTGATTCAAATACACCCACATCGATAGGGTAAATGCGTGTTTACCACTTTCAAATGCTTTTTTTTTTACGAGGTCGGTATCAAGGTCGGGGTTATGAGGGTTATGACCATAAACATCTTTAATAATTGTAAAATCAATTTGTCGTTTATCAACAAACCCTTTACGTGAGTCTAAAAAATTGGCTTCGTTCATTATAGGAAAAGCACTACCTTTGATTGGTGATGATAATAGAGAGGGTAATACCATATACCCGATTATCAACAGTGCTTCAATTCCTAGTAATATATATGTAATATTAGAGGTTATCGCAAATTGACCTTTCATATACTCCATAAAATCATCTACTAAACAGGGGATATAGAGAATAAAATTCAAAATGAAACCAGTCCATCCATAAAGATTTGTAATGTGTCTCTTTATTGACCGATAAAATATTACAGCAGGAATCAAAGCGAGTAAAATATAGATAGTATTTTCAGCATATTTGGTCTCATATACACCGCTTTTTTTTAATATATAGTATAATATAACAAGAGAAGCAATGATACCAGACCCAATAAATACAATACGTTTATATTCGCTTGCTACAAATTTAAAAATATAGAAACATGATAAGATTATAAATAGAGCGATTGAAGCATAATAGGAACCTTGATTTTTTAATGTTTGTGCGGATGATGCCTTGTTATATAATTCTGTATGTTTATCACCATTCGCATCCGTCCAGGTATATTCGTCACCACCCGGTATAAAATGTATTATTAACGAGAAGAACAAAATTATAAAAATTAAAACAATATATTTTAAAGGATTACTTACAAACGTTTTTTGTATATAATCACGAACTGATTTGACATTATCTATAGAACTGGTTTTATTCGTTTGAACCATTGGTATAATGTATATATATATTAGAACTATAAAATTCCAAAGGTATATACTGGTAAATCAACTAAAAATTAAAGGTTCTCCATAGCAGTTTTTTCTCCGTGACAATCTCTGCACAACGCCACTAAATTATCTACGTGATTACTTCCACCGTGTTCCAAACGGACAGTATGGTCTACTTCAAACCAAGCGGGTAACTGTTTCTGACAGTTACCGCAATGCCAATTTTGTTTTGCTGCGACAAACTTCTTTTTTGTTTCACTCACCGAACGCTTTGTAGATTGCTTACCAGAATTGATAATACGTTTTTCACTGGAACCACCTTGCATCATATTGATATTATTGTTCATTGAATTATTATTACCACCACGACTAAAATCGTATTTACTAGTAAAATCTAAAATGGGTGAAATAAAACTGGATGTATCTTTATCAACAGGTAAGTATTTCAAATATTCATTAGATGCGATAATCATAGTTTTCGCGCGTTCAGGATTTCTACGAAATAACCAACATAACATATAACCGACGAACGCAACACCGAACATCTGAAAGTATTTTTTCCATGATAATACAAGTTGAATGTATTTACCGTCAGTATACATATTTGCTATTATGAACCCAACTATTAAAAATATAACAATTTCAAAACGCATATTGGTTTATATATAGTTGATACATTTTATGAATCGTGCGAGTAAATATAAATCAATAGTAAACATATTAACGATAGTGAAATATAAATATGGTGTTTTTTAATATTTAGTTTCTCCATCATTATAATAGGTGCCGCCTTATAGTGTTCAAAATAACGGTCAATGGATTCGAGTAGTGTTACTTCTTCTTTACCTATTGAAACATTAATTTTATTATGTATGAAATGAATCCATCTAACGAGGGATTCGTGACTATCTAAATACGGTGTTACTGGATACTTATTAATCAATTCACTAAATCTATTACTCATTGTGCCAATCGGTAAAAAAATGGGCATATTTTGAATTAAATCATAATATTTTCGCTTGGTTGCTTTGTCTGGTGATTCGGGATATATTTGTGCTATGGTATGAAGGAAGAACCAATAATGAGGTCCCCAAACTGCCGGGTCAAATTTCATATGAAAAGTATATAGAACTATCTTATAATATTAATAGAGGTATATCGCATTATGAATAAAAAAAACAGTGGTAATTATTGTAATAATTGTGGGAAAACCGGACATATATTTCATAATTGTAAAATACCAATCACCAGTTTAGGTGTTATAGCATTTCGTAGTAATAAAGGTATAATTGAATACTTGATGATACGTCGTAAGGAAACACTTGGTTATATAGATTTTATGCGAGGTAAGTATCAACTGAACGACCGAGACTATATCATAAACATGCTTAAACAGATGACGAATGACGAGAAGAAGAGTATTATTGAAGATGAGTTTGACGAGCTTTGGAAGAGGATATGGGGCGATGAAGGTTATAATAATAAGTATAAGATGGAAGAAACCACATCCAAGGGTAAGTTTAATATATTAAAACACGGTGGTCTAGGATTAGATTATTCATTGATAGATTTGATTCAAGAAACCGAAGATAAATGGTTAGAACCAGAATGGGGGTTCCCAAAAGGACGAAGGAATTATCAAGAGAAGGATTACGAATGTGCTGTTCGTGAATTCTGTGAAGAGACAGGATACGAAACAAATACGATTGAACCTATGATAAATATAATGCCGTATGAGGAGATATTTACCGGGTCTAATTATAAGTCTTATAAACATAAGTATTTTTTGATGTATATGAAACCATCTGAAACAAAAGATACTGGTAGTTACCAGAAATCAGAAGTGAGTAAAATGGAATGGGGAACATTGGATAACTGCTTATCCAAGATAAGGGATTATAATTTAGAAAAAAAAGACATCATAAACAA